AAATAAGGATGAAGTTGAAGAAGAAGATGAAGTTAAGGATGTCGTTGATAAAGACGAAGAAGATGAAGAAAAGAAAGATAAAGTTGCTAAAGAAGAACGCCTCAAAGTTGATGGCTACCTCAGTAGATTAAGAAAGTAAATAAAACTAATACTGAAATATTTTAAGGAGTTTATATTATGATGGACAGTGAAATTAATAAAACAATTGTATTTGATTCTCCGGCAAAGCTTATGAAAAAATGGGATAAAGTTATCACATGTGAAGATAAAGCTTTTGATTTTATCAGAGACGTAATGCCAAAAGTTAAATCAAAACATGTTCCCATTCTTGCAATGCAGCTCGAACAGCTTGAAAAATTGGTTCTTGAATCAACTGTTTCTGGCGATCTCGAACAGTTTCAGCCGATTCTTATTCCTATGCTTAGACGTGTAGTTCCTTCTCTTATCGGTATGGAAATCTTTGGTGTTCAGCCTCTTAATACTCCAGCTGGTCTTATTTTTGCTCTTAGAGCAGTATATGCTGGCACAGAAGCTACTCCTCAGAAATATGCAACAAGCCAGATTCTTATTGTTGGTAGTTCAACTGGTTTTACCGTTGGTGGTGATATCACAAATTCTACCGGTGTTACTGGTACAGTAGCTTACATTGAAGGTAACAAACTTCTCGTTAAAATTACCTCAAACAGCGGTGCTGATAGATTTGCAATTGATGATCTTCTTGATAATGCAAATCCTTACAATGCTCAGGCAACCACAGTTGTTTCACAGACTGCCAATGAAGCTCTCTACAAAACCATTTTCAAAAACTGGTCTGGCTCAGTAACAACTGCAGCTGGTGAAGTTCTTGGAACTGATATGAAAGAACTTGGCGTTACTATTGAAAAAGCAACTGCTTCTGTTAGAAGTAGAAAAATGAAATCTAGTTACACTAGAGAAATGGCTGAAGATCTCCAGTCATGCCATGGTATCGATGCAGTTAGTCTTTTCACACAGATTGGTTCAGAAGAAATTATTCTTGAACTTAATCGTGAATTCATTGATCTTGCTGATGCCAAAGCCGTTATCGGTGGCGTAACTTCGTGGAATTATTCAACTGCTGATGGTAGATGGGAAGTTGAAAAGTATCAGAACCTTGCAGCTAAGATTTCCAGAACTTCACGTGAAATTGCAAAAGCTAACAGACGCGGCCAGGGTAACTTCATGATTGTTGATACCTCCACTCTTACCGCTCTTGAAATGTCTGGCAGACTCGATACTTCAAATGTAGATCCTCTTGCATCTGCATTCGTAGGTATGTTTAATGGTTACATGAAGGTTTTTGTTGATATCCAGAGTGATGCAACACAGATCATTATGGGTTATAAGGGTAATACAGAAGTTGACGCTGGTGTATTCTATTCACCTTACGTTCCTCTCAAAATTACTCAGGGTGTAACTCAGGAATCTGATCAGCCTAGAATTTTCTTCAGAATGAGATATGCTCTCACTGATAATCCGTTTGGAGCTGAACATTATTTCAGAAAGATCGAAATCACCAATCTTCCTTCATAACATCTGATTGAGTAAATAAGAGCATGGGGATTAAATTCTCCATGCTCTTTCTTTTTATATAGGAGATTAAACAAATGCCAGATATTCCAGATTCAAGATTTATCTTTCCATTAGAATTAGATGGTAATTCTTCTTTTGGAGCATCTAATTTTACTCATCCGTTTATCAAAATAAACTTTTATAAATGGAGTGCTCAACAAGTTGAAAGCCAAAAACCATTATTTGGTAAAGAAAATATTGCTCAATTCTTTTTTGCTATTCCAGAACAAACAATAACAGAAACATTTAATCATAATTGGGAAGATAATATCGATATATTTAAAGGCGGGCAAGCTTTAACAACATCTGTTTTAAGTAGATTAGCTGGTTGGGTCACAGGAGATTCTGAAGCATTAAACGCAATTGGCAATGTTGCCACTCGTGGCGAGGGCTATAAAATAAATGACTTTGTTATGCAAACATATAATAATATTGACTTTAGAAAGTTTGATTTTATGTTTAATCTTGTCCCAAAATCAAAAGAAGAAGCTGATATTATTTTTAAAATAATTAAAAAGCTAAAATATTTAACAACGCCAGAACTCGGAGTAAAATTAATATTCCCAAACATTTGTGATGCTTCTATTTATGGTGGCAACGGAAAAATACTATTTCAAACATTGTTATCTGGCGTTGATCAATTATCAATTAATTATTCTCCTGAAGGTTTTATGCGAACATTTGCTGATGGTAATCCAACTCAGGTTCAGATTGCTATATCAATGAAAGAACTTAGACGATTTTCAAAAGAAAATATTTAAAGAGGAAATACAATGCAATATTTCAATAATTTGCCTGTCATAAATATAAATGATTCACAATTTAGAAATCTTTTTAAACGCGTTGTTATAAATGAAATTCGTGAAGATCAATTGCGAAATTACAGAATTCAAGATTATGAAACATTGCCAAGCATAGCCAATAAAGTTTATGGATCGCCTGATTATTGGTGGATTATTGCATTACTTAATAACATAAGTGACATTAACTTTGATATATCATTACCAACTGAGCAAATTGAATTTATTGCAACAGAATTAGCTACAGAAAAATACTATGCAAATTCTATTTTACAAGCATCAATTATTCAATTAACTCCAGAGATGCTCGAAATGGACATAGTATTTAATAATACAGAAGCTGATGATTATGTTGTTATTCTTTCTTTGCAAGCTAATAATACAACTCTCGGTGATTTAACCAATGTTGAATATGGTTATCAAAAAATTGGTGTAAATTCATTTCGAATCGTAGTTGAAGATACATTGTCAACACCAATAAATATTGGCTATGCCGTGTTTAAACAAACTGATCCCATTGAAGAATTGAACATGGAATTATTTGTTGAATATTTTGATAAGCTTTTAAGAGAAGCTGATGATAAGAGAATAATTCGTTTGATTAAAGAACAAGATGTTGGTTATTTCATCACCAAATTTTTATTAGCTCTTAATAATGATGTTAGTGAAAATGGAAACGTTGAAACATTCAAATCAACTATAAATAATTTAAAACAATATAAAGATAAAGATGATCCAGAACATGGTTTAATTGTTGATTTTGATAGTGGATTAACAGCTGGTGTTGGTGATTTTAGCGAAATAATAATTGACAACTACGATTATGATTATCACATATATTTATCAAATAGACCAACAGCTGATCAACTAGGAACTCTTGGCGATATTGGTATTAGAAGTAATCTGATCAAACCAAGAGTTTATAACACTGGTGCTAGTGATATTGTTTTTGATTATTTGGTAGTATCTCCTGATGATAAAAAGTTCTCAGAACAAGAAGAAATAATTCAATCTGGAATAAGCAATTTTGCTGGAACAGGATTATACACAGAAATAGCATTAGATGATAATGATGACATTTTGAATGAAGCACAAATTGGTGTAATGATAACACCAATAATTGATCGCTTGGTTGATTTTACGGAAGTTGGAAAGGTTAGTTTTGAAGCAATAGATAAAAATACTTTAAGAATTTATAATACTGGAGCATCTGGGAATAGATTCTATTGGTCAATTTTTAAAAATACATTTTCTAACATTACATATTTGTTTCCTGGAACTGGAAATCTAATTGCTTTATATGTTGGATATGTAACAACTGATGAAACAAAAATTTGTCCTGTTATTTCTCCTCCATTATTTAGCACTTGGCCAACTGCTGGTAATATTGGTGAAGTTGGTTTTGCAGTTGATAGTTTGACAGAGATAAATGTTTTTAATTCTGGTGCTTCTGGTGATTCTTTTAACTATAGAGTGTATGTTGATGAAGAGCATGGTGATATACTTACCGATCCAGTTGAAGGAGTGCCTATAAGTGTCGAAAATGATCCCAGTATTATTGATTCGACAGATATATGTTTTGCCGCTACGCAATTAGCTACAAGCTCTGATGATCTTGGTAATGCTGGTACAACTTCAATTCAATTGATAGATAAAAATAATATCAAATTCTTTAATTCTGGAGATGATTCAATTCCGTTTAGATATGTCATTATTCACGATGCAATTGAACACGGAATAGCAGAAACTGCTGGGTTAAATTCATATACAACAATCACATTACAAGTTCATGGCGAAATAGTAAACACAACACAGATGAATCTTTTAATAACACCAATATTTAGTTTGGATCCAGAAGTTGAAAATATTGGAGATATTTATTATTTGCCAATATCCACAACAGAAGTAAGAGTTTATAACACAGGTATTGCTGGATTAACTTTTAAATGGATTTTAGTCGAAAGGCAATAATATGAGTGAAAATGATGTATTAAATTTATGTAACTTATATAGTATTAATATTGTTTCAAAGAATGGTGAATCATTAGATCTTTCAAATGTATTCATGAAAATTGAAATATATGAAGATATTTTTTCTCATTATTTAACAGCAATGCTATCTATAAAAGATACTTCTGATATGCTCAAGAACTTTCCAGTAATTGGTGGAGAATATGTTGAAATTGCTTTTGCTGATTCAGCATATAATTCGGCTCGATTCTTTGATTTTTATGTTGAAGAAGTTATGCCTCAAACACAATCATCAAATGAATTGAATAAGAATGTATCATTAATATTTAAATTGGCTTCTGCTGATCATATAAACGCTTTAAATAAAAGGTTTAGTTATAAGTTTGAAGACACTAGTTATTCAATTTTAAATACAATTTTTTCAAGTATAAACTCAAAAAGAATAGTGCAATCAATAGAATCAGAACAAATGGAATTTGTTGCCAATTTTTGGAATGTTGATGAAATCATTGATTATATTAGCTATCAAAATAAAGATAGTTTATTTTTTGAAACAAGCGATCAGTATCGATTTGAAACTTTGAATAATTTAGTTTCTCAATCGCCAGTTCATGAATTATTTATGATGACAAATGTCGAAAGCAAAGTAGGTTTAAATACGGTTCAGCAATATCAATTTGACAAATATTTTAGTATATTAAAAATGTTAAATATTGGTGGCTTTGGAAAAACTGTATATAAGCCAAGCATCGAAAATTATGGCTATGAAATGGAAAAGAAAACATTAAACGATGTTTATGATAATGATTTTAAAATGATGGGATCTAATAAACCATTTCAAGCATTTTTGTCGAGTTTTGATAATGATATTGATGTTGATTATGATGATTTGGAATCATCACTAACACGAAACATTATATTGTCGACAGCACAAAATTATAATTTAACATTACAAATAAATGGTTCGTTGAAAAGAAAAGCTGGTGACGTTGTAAAATTCAATTTGCCTAGCTTTGATAATCAGCCAATTAATCAGAATTTTCAAAATGATTGGCTTATCTTGCAAATCAAACATATTATTGAAGCGAATAGAAGTTATAAACAGAATATCCGTTTATTTAAAAATGCATTTTTTAATAATGCGAAAGTTGGTTGATATATGTTTTATATTGGAATAGTTGAAGATAATAATGATCCGTTAAAACTCGGAAGACTTCGAATAAGAGTCTTTGGAATTCATACGGAAAATAAAACTCAAATAGATTCACCGACTCAATTATTATTAACAGAACAATTGCCATGGGCAATTCCAGCATATCCAATTACAAATTCATCAACTGATGGTATATCCGATTTTGGTGGAATCGTAAATGGAACAAAAGTCTTTGTCTTCTTTTTGGATCGATTTAAACAAAAACCAGTTTATTTTGGTGTAATGCCGTTTATAGTTGATCAAACACCCGTTTATGAAAATGGTTTTACTGATCCAAACGGAGAATATCCAACTGATGATTATAAAGATGAAAGTTCAATTTCAAGATTAGCAAGAAATGAAAAAACGGACGATACATGTGTTAAAACAAAAAATGATAATCTAACCACTTTTCAGGTTGGTGGTATTGATGTCGATGAGCCAGAATCTGGTTATAACACAACATATCCATATAATAGAGTTATTGAAACTCAATCGGGAATAATTATTGAATTGGATTCAACACCGAATTCTGAACGCATACATATTTATCATCCATCAAACTCATACACTGAAGTTTATCCAGATGGTTCAAAAGTATCAAAAATTCAAGGAAATGATTTTGATATCGTTTTGCAAGATAAGTATGCATATGTTAAAGGTGATTTATTGTTAAAAGTTGATGGAAATTCATTAGTTGAAATAAATGGAACAACTGATTTGATATGTAATGGAATTGCTACAATAGAGTTAAAAGATGAGGCTTCAATTACAGCTGAAAAAGAAATCTTTATTGATGGTAACGATTCAATCAATATTATGTCATCCAATGAAGTAAATATTGGCTCTGCAAATGAATTAAACATAGCTGGCGGGAATACAAACATTACTGCAACAGGTATATTAACTATATCTGCAACAAGTGCAATAAACGTGGATGCTACAACAGCTCTTGATATTAACTGCGCAACATGCTCGGTTACATCAACCGGTATTGTTACGATAACAGGCTCATTAATAAATCTGAATTGAGTAAATAAAATATGATATCAAAAGTTAATGATATATGTCAGGGTTACTGCGCAGCTTGCGAATCTTGGATGAGTGGACGAATAATTACTGGCTCAAACAATGTATTCACAAATGGTTTGCCAACATCTAACTTACATTGTATTGTTCAAGGTTCATGCGGTCATATTGGATTTTTAATTGGAACGACAAAAAATAGAGTCAATTCTCTTCCAATTGGAATGATAGGTTCTCCATTTGTTGGAACATTTAGCGGTTCAGTTATAACTGGATCTAGCAATGTTAGGAGCATATAAATGTCTGATTATTTAGATTTGGATTATTTCATGGCTAGAAATGAGTTTAGCGGAATTAATTATAGAGAAGATGCTGAAGCTGTTAAGCAGTCAATGGTTGACATTTTATTGACAAAACTTGGCGAACGTGAAAACATGCCTTTATATGGCTCAAAAATCTATACACTACTGATGGAAAAGATTAGCGATATAACAGCAATCATGCTTAAAGATGAGATCAAAGTAGCGCTAGAAAACTGGGAACCTAGAATACGATTAACCAACATTGAAATAGAAAAACATTTAGATGAACAATATTACGAGGTGTTTATTTATTTCGATCTTATTCGTTTATCAGAATCTAATGTTTTAAATCTTACGTTAAATAGAGTTAGTTGAGGGACACTATGGCTTATAAAGAATTTTATGATGTTGATTATGAATCAGTAAAATCACGTTTGAAAACATTTTTATCACAACAGACAACGCTAAAAGATTATAACTTTGAAGGATCGGCTATTTCTTCGTGGATAAATTTTTGTGCTTATATTATCATGTATTTAAATTCTATTTTGAATTTTGTTGGTAATGAGCTGTTTATTCAGACTGCTCAATTGGAAGAAAACATATATAAATCAGCATATCAATTAAATTATCTTCCGAGAAGAAAATCGGCCCCAAAAATAACATTAGTTGTTACTAATACAAAAACATCTGATGTTCTTATACCAGCATACACTTCATTTATAATGGAATCGATTCGACTTATAACAATAGAAGATTTTACAATTCCAGCATCATCATCAATGGATATAGAAGCATATGAAGGACAGCTAATAACGTACGAACATACATTTCTAGGCGAAGATTTTGAATCATTTTATTTAGCTGACAAAGAAACTGTTGATCAAGAAAATTTTGCTTTGTTTGTTAATAGTGTTCAGTGGAAATCAGTTTATGAACAGCAGAATTATTACTTAGCAAATAATTACTTTATTCGTTATCTTGACAATTTCGAAATTCGTTTTGATAAGTACGATGGTTTTTTTAATGTTCCAGCGGCTGGTGATTCCATTCAAGTTAAATATATTAAAACAAATGGAGCATTATATAATGGTTTAACATATGAGAAAGCCATTCTCTTTGAAACAGCATTCTTGGATTCAGGTTATTTATCAACGCTAACAACGGATGTGCTTAAAGATGGCTTAGATGAGGAAGAAATGCAATCTATCGCTTCTAATGCACCTTTGTTTTTCTCTGGTGCTGGTAGATGCGTCACTGAAGATGATTATAGAAACAAAATAACTGAATTGCCATTATATCATAACATGGC